TGGACAGCACATCAGCAACGATGTAAAAAGAAGAAAATAAAGTAAACGCAAACGACTCACAGTTCGCATTAGCAGCCTAAACGCAGCTTAGGGTTTTGGTTGGTTTCCTCGTAACAGAATAACCAACCTTTTATATTATGATGGAGTGACATTGTGCCTTTGATTTTAGAAGATGTTCGTATAGAACCAATTCAGGAAATTAAGATTGCAACAGAACCGGCAATAACAAAAGTTAATAATTCTTCAGTAAATGGTAATGAATTACTGTTTATATTTTTATTGTTTGGTGTGTTATATCTTTTCCGTATTCAGTTGTTTTATCTATTGACAGTAATTGCAAAAGTCAGTATAATAGCATTGTTTGCTTATTCAACATATATCCTATTCAGGTAATGGCAAATTATAAAAGAAAAAAACCAAGAAGAAATTGTAAGTGTACCTTGTGTACCAATTTTAGATGGCTGGGTAATTCAGCCGCAAAGAAAAGAATTTCTGATATTCGTAATGACGATAAGTTTAAATCATACAAGGAAACAGAGTGAAAGTTTATAGAAGTAATTACCGAAACCATTGGGTGTCACCGTACACTATCCTCAAAGTGATTTGCTTTTGGGAAAAAGATGATGATGTATTCTACAACCATGAAGATGTACCTGGTCACAAATACGACAAGTGGGTTGATTTTCTGAATCCATTTTGTGTCGCATGGCAAAAGTTCTTAGACTTTGTTCATCCAGAAATTAAATATGTAAAGATTGACCGATGGGATACTTGGTCAATGGATCACACTTTAGCAGATATTATTCTGCCAATGTTAAAACAATTACAAAAATCAAAACACGGTTCTCCTTCTGTTGACGATGAAGATGTTCCTTCACCATTGAGAAGTACCGCACCTGGTGCTCGTGACCGTTGTGAAAATGAATGGGATAGTGATGAACATTTCCATGAAAGATGGACTTATGTTTTGGATGAAATGATTTTTGCATTTGAATGTAAGGTCGATGATTCATGGTCTAATAAATTCAGTTCTGGTGAATTTGATAAGAAGACAGTTGCTTGCAAATGGGATGAGAATGGCAAAGCAACAATGTATGAATGGATTGATGGACCAAATCACACCTATGAATTAGATTTTGAAGGTATGCAAGAAGTACAGAAACGAATCACAAATGGTTTCCGTTTGTTCGGTAAATATTATGAAGCGTTGTGGGACTAAATTCTGGAGACTGTGGGCAAAATCTTTAGGAGAAAAAGCATCAACAGATAACAATGAAGCGGATAAGATTGCCATTATCCGCTCAATCATTGTGTTAATATACATTGTGACTAATTTTGTAATCATGGCTGGTGTTTTGCGACATTGGAATGACTAAATAAGTAACCAGCAATCACACAACAAGCTGGTGACACACAAACACACTAAGGAGTGCATTATGTCTAATATGACACCGTTCGAGATTCGCCTTGAACTACTAAAAATGGCGAAAGATATGCTTACCGATGACTACTACGGTAAGCGTGAAATCATTAGTAACAGTTGGCATGCCAAACTAGAAGTTGCTAAGATTCATGGAGGAGAATTACCTGAACATCCAGGTTTCCCATTATTCCCCTCCGAAGCAGAAATCATTTCAAAGGCTCAAACCCTAAATGGTTTTGTTTCAAACATCCCACTAGAAACTAAGACTACAACTAAAAAGTCTACCACTTAATGGGCGAGGAGAGCGCACTCTCCTCGGGTGTGCTTTCCTTTTAACAAAAAGGAGTAAGAATGAAATTAAGTTATGCTATTTGCTTTTCGGTAGTAACTCTAATACTTTTAATAAGTGTTGGAATGACACAACAGATAAGATATGACATGCCTTTTAAAACCACATTCAACAATTTGTCACCACAGGCAAAAGCAGAAGTTGAATGTCTAGCAGAAAATATTTACTTTGAATCTGCTTACGAACCAAAACAAGGACAAATCGCTGTTGCATTTGTTACCTTGAACAGAGTTAATTCCGGTTTATTTGAAACCGATATCTGTGGTGTAGTGAAACAAAAAATCAAGAATGTTTGCCAATTTTCTTGGTACTGCGAAGATAAGCCTTACCGCATTTCAACGGAAAAACGCTTGACATCCACCCCCAATTCGTTGTATAATGATATTAGAGATTTAGCAGTAAGTGTCTATATTAACTATGAACGAATGATAGATCCATCCAATGGTGCTTTATTCTACCATGCTGACTATGTTAATCCTGGATGGAAAAACATGAAGATGACTGCCGTTGTCGGCCGCCATATCTTTTACAATAGAACAGGAAAAGGAATATGAAACTACCAACTAAGATAGAGTACCCAACTCCAGTTGTTGTGTCATTGACATTAGTGTTATTGGCAGCAATATTTGGATTTGGTTATTATAGTATAAGTGACAGAACTCTTATGGCACAAAACATTGATAATGCAATTGCAAAAGGCATTGACCCATTATCGGTAAGATGTTCATATGCAAAGAGTGATGATATTATTTGTGTGGCTTTTGCTTCATCAGCACAATCTCACAATACAGGTGTAACAGTTAAGAAATAATTTTTTAGGAGTATATTATGGCTATTCAGCAAGTGAGTGTTAATCAAATTTCAAACCCAGCAGACCGTGAAAAGTTGTTGAAAGTAATCCGTGAGGTGTCTGATTCAATGGCACGGGCTCAGGGTGAGAAAGAATATATCCGTGAAGCAATTGCGGATATCAGTAAACAGTTACAATTACCAAAGAAGATTGTAGCGAAAATGGCGAAGGTCTATTTCAAACAGAACTATGATGAAGAAGTTGCTGTGCAAGACCAATTTGAAACTCTTTATGAAACGATTGTGAAATGAAATATATTTTTAAACAAATAGATGATATCTCTGGTGCTAATGCAGTAACTACTATTGAATTTAGTTCAGATACAATGACAACTATTTTGGAACATTTTGAAATGTTTCTCCGTGGTTCAGGCTTTCTTCCATCAGGTGTGTTAGCTTTTATTGATGAAGAAGATGAATATAGCACACCAAAATTTGAATGTGCTGAAGAAATCTATGAAGATGAAGACACGGAAGAAACGCATGAATGGACACAAACATTGCGAGATGATGCTGAGTGGCCTTTTCCTTTGAAAAGACCTGTTGAATCAATCTATGACGGTGATTTGAATTCACCGAGTGCAGGCGCTACACAACCATGGCAAGGTGTTGCACCATCTGTTGCGATGCAATGGACTGTAAATGAATTGATGAAAGGTCCAATGACTGTGCAATCAAATTCTGAGAAGTGTTCGATTTGTGGTATCAGTTTCGATGTAATGGCAAATCAAAAATGCTGGGATGTAAAATGCCCAATAGGCAATGATGCCAACTAAAGATGAAATGGCAAAATTTGCCAAGTCGATAGAATCTCTTGTTGCTAATACTGATTACAATTACATAGAAGCAATTGTTGACCATTGTAAGACAACTGGTCTTGAAATTGAAGTCGCTGCAACATTGATTAATTCTAACCTTAAATCGAAGATTGAAGCTAACGCAATGGATAATAATATGTTAAAAGATAAAGGTGCTAGATTGCCAATATGACTGGTTATGAAACATTTGAAATCTATCAGGCACTCAAGTTACATTTTACAACGGACAATTATGATTTTGTAAAATACAATGGTAAGACCAGTGTTAGTGTAACTGCTTTCGAAAATAGAAAAGACAAATACCACTTTTACAAACTATCTCGTAAATGTAATAACAAAGATGATTTGATTAATTTTGTTGTTGCCAATTTTGTAGAAGATGAGAAGTCTTGGGTAGGTAACCTATTGATGGAAGAAGCAGATATGAATTACCGAAAAAGACAAAAGGTAATTCAATCGCTGTCATATACATTTGAGAATGATTTAACGAAGATATTTGATGGTTGTTCTAACCCTAATGAGTTGATTGTTGTGCATGATGGTGACTATCCTAGTCTATTGACGAAGACTTTACAGAGAGATATACAGATTGAAACCTTGTGTATTCTTAATGACATTCTTGGATTCTTTCCTATGTGGTCTAAGAAGATATCGGACACTATTCGGTGGCCAGAATACAGGCGAAAATGCACCAAGTATGCCACATTTCTCCCCAAGGATAGTGTAAAATATAAACTTATATTGAAGAAGGTGATACATGATTGAGAAAATTTACCTTGATATGGATGGCGTATTGTGTGATTTCGAAAAACGATATACAGAATTGTACAATGAAGCACCAAATTCAAGCAGAGACAAAAAGAATTGGTCTGTAAACTGGACTGACTTTGTTATGTCGAAACAATTTGAAACCTTGGATATTTTTCCAGGTGCAATTGAATTGTTGAGATATGTAAGACGAACAGAATTACCAATTGAAATACTAACCTCATCTGGCGGTGCAAAGTACCATAACTTAGTTGCCGAACAGAAAGATATTTGGTTAAAGAAACAAGGACTCGCATACAAACGAAATGTGGTTCCTGGAAGAGGTCTGAAAGCATCATATGCAACTCCTGATACCATCTTAATCGATGATACAGAAGATGTGATTGTTGCTTTTAACAAGGCAGGTGGTATCGGTATACTTCACAAAGATATCGGTGAAACTTTGCAAAAATTAGATAGTGTGCTTGCAAAGCAACTAAATAATGTGATATAATGATACTGTGAACAAAACGCTATACAATAACATACATTTTATACAAGGAAATAATATATGAGTTCATTCGCAAACCTCAAACGCAGTCGCAATGATTTGGATAAACTAACCAAAGCAATTGAAGACACAACATCACCCACTTCTAAAGAAGCTGGGTCAAAAGACGATACCAGACTCTGGCAACCTACTGTTGATAAAGCAGGCAATGGCATGGCAGTTATTCGCTTTCTTCCCGCACCTGCGGTAGATGGTGATGATGCACTACCTTGGGTTCGTAGATTCGACCATGGATTTCAAGGTCCAGGCGGTTGGTATATTGAAAACTCTTTGACAACTCTTGGTCAAAAAGATCCAGTATCAGAGTACAATACTACATTATGGAATTCTGGTATCGAAGCAAACAAAGAGATTGCACGAAAACAAAAACGCCGTTTGCACTATATTGCTAACATTCTGGTCGTATCAGACCCAAGTAATCCATCAAACGAAGGTGAAATCAAACTGTTTAAGTTTGGTAAGAAAATCTTTGATAAGATTACAGAGGCGATGAATCCAGAATTCGCTGATGAAACACCAATCAACCCATTTGATATGTGGGAAGGTGCTAACTTTAAGTTGAAGATTCGTAATGTTGAAGGCTATCGCAACTATGACAAATCAGAATTTGCTGATAAGTCTGCATTGCTTGATGGTGATGATGAGAAACTTGAAGCACTTTGGAAGAAAGAATATTCTCTCAAAGAATTCACCGAACCATCTAACTTCAAATCATATGAAGTGTTGAAGGCGAAACTTGATAAAGTTTTGGGCTTTGATGGTGGTTCTTCTGTAAAGACAAAGGCAGAAGATGCTGTCTTTAAAAAGTTTGATGATGAAGATGTTGCAGTAATCGATAAAAAGATTGTTGAACATGATGACGAAGACTTAGATTACTTTAAGTCTTTAGCAGAAAAAGAGTAAAATCTTTTATGCAAATTAAACCCCGCCTTGTGCGGGGTTTTTTTATTATGATATAGGAGTTAATAAATATTTCATCAAATCTGCATTATATGGATTGACATTACCACCATTATTTGAATTTTGATTTATATTGTTATTGGTTGGTGCATTAACTACAGTTTGATTTCCTGTTGAATTCATAGCAAGTTGTTGTGATGTTAAATTGCCTTGTGCTTGTGCTAAAGCATTTCCTGTTGACGGTGAAGATGGTACTTGAGTTGCGCCCGATTTAGCACCTTGGTTGGTGATATTTGGATTACCAAAAAAAGCACCTCCACTATTAGAAGCTAACATACTAGCACCACTAGTTGGTTTATATTCAGCTAATGCTTTTGAGGCATATTGCATCCTACTGGTCTCAACAGTTTTTGGTCTTTCATAATATTTACCAAAATTAAATGCAGCTTCTTCTACAGTATTTGAAGATGCTAACATTTGTCCCGCTCTCTTTTCTTTACCTTTTAATTCATGTATAAGGAAATCTAATTGTGTTTTTGGATCACCAATGTCTTTACCTTTACCAGCAGCAAAAGTTGTCAAATCAGCTAATCTTGATAATCTCCATTGTGCAAGACCATAAGCACCTTCCGGTTTATTGTGAGCGCCACTATTTAATCTAGATTCTTGTACAAGATTACCAACAACACCAGCTGCTTGTTCAGGAGTTAATCCACCATTTTTAACAAGATAGTCGATTGATTCACTAGCACTTATTGATCCACCTTTTGGTAATTCAACATTTGCTAAACTTGTTGATCCACTTGATGCACTTGATGGTGTTGGAGAGTCGTTTCCTACGGTGATATATCCAGAATTATCACCCATTGGATTTGTGCTTAAACTACTATTGGATGTTTCATTAGAAACTTTTGTCGCTTTTGCAGCTGCATCATTAACTTCTGGATTTGATGTTTCTTCTTTGCTATTTGTAAACTCAGACCAAAGAGAGTATATTGCATAAATGTCGGATATAGCAAATGCTAGTGTAAATAAAGCTGAAACCCACCCAGCGATTGGAATAGCTGCCAATCCAGCCATAGACATTAATTTTATACCAAGTCTTGCAAAAAGTCTTGGTGCTTTTCTTTCAAGAAATGCTAAAAATCTACCCCATTTAGTTCGTCTAGCTGCTTGGTCTCGACCAAGTGTACCACCCTCAGTTAAGAATCCTGGTGTTGGTGTTGGTGTTAAACTTTTCTTTATACTACTACCAGCACTAGCCAAACCATATGCACCTAAAGCTGTTCCACCAACAGCTAATGCTGTATCAGTATTCAGTCCTACCGACTTTTGGCCTTCCATCTCTGTTGAGCCGTTAGAACCTTCATAAGTCGCACCGCCTTCATATTCGGCCGCCATTGGATCACCAAATAAAGATTTACCTGCTTGATATAGTCCAAATGCTCCCATACCATATAGTCCAAGCTTTCCTAACATTCCCATTTTACTTCGACCAGCGCTTCTTCCACCTTGTCCTCGACTTCCAGGACTTCCAGGAATATCTATTCCACCAGGACCACCTATACCTAAAATTTTTAGTCTAAGTGCATCCATAGCAAGACCTAGACCGAACATTGATATTTTCCAAGCAGCAATTGCACCTAGTAGAATACTACCACCAACTAATAATTGTTTTTTAAATTCTGGTGTTATTCCATTCCATAAATCAGTCACTACTTTATTTACAGCAGCTGCAAATGTTGGATCAGTAAAATATTTTCCTATTGCTGTTATAACACCAAGGATCAATCCACCCTTGAGTAACAAACTAAGCATTTGTATTAATAATGGACCTAAAGTCATAGAGAATAAACTTTTAAGTCCACTAAGAATTCCACTAAGCAAGCTTCCAATTATACCAAAACCACCACCTTTTTGTGATTCTGTATTCTCAGAAGTTGGTGTTAGGCCACTATTTTTTTTGTATTGAGATTCATATTGATTTTCTCTATCGCCGGCTCTTTTGAAAAACATATCGGCTTTTGTTGATGCAGTACCGCCAGATAATTTTACCATCTTCTGCATATTCATACGCATTAGATTCATGTCTCTTGCCATTGCAGGAAGAACAAAAGTATTTTTTGCCATTATCTTCATATCAACACCGATGCGAGTAAGTTTCTCCTCCATTGGTTTTGTATCAACACCAGAACCACCACCACCATCACCAGCACTTCTTACACTATTACCATTTCCACCATATCTGTATTTTTTACCAAACATTTTTTCAAATGCAGCTCCACTAATACCAGTTTGTGGTAATATATTTCGAATATCAGTCTTCTCTTTTATCCTTGCACCCGAAGCGGACACAAGTGCGCCAAGAAGACCTTTAGTCTTTAATTCTTTTCTGTAAATTTCTGCTAGTCTTGAATCTGCCATTTTTTATCTCTTATTATTAGCGGCCTGTTGTTCCATTCTTTGCTTCTCTTCTTCCAAATGTTGTGCCAACATTGTTACATATATTTCTCTTTCCAAGGCATCATGTTATCAAGTTCTGTAAGACTGTATTTGTGATGTTGCATTAACGCAAAATTAGTCTTATAGTAATTGCTTAGGTTATCATGGTATAAATTTATGCGAAAAAACTTTGCACGCCCTCCAACACGATGTTCTCTTGGTAACCACACTTCTTGCATTTGTAATCAATTTTCTTTTCAAGTTTTGGCATAGTATCGAAGAATTTTCTGATATTTTCTAAATCTTTTTGTTGTAGGTTATCCACAAATTCAATAATCTCATCTCTGGTACTATCTTTCATATGATATACTGTATCTTCATCATACACTTGTTCAATAGAAGCATAAATCAAATCCATAATAACATCAGCATCTCCTTTGCCTGCTGACTTTTGCATCAACTCAAAGGTTGGATATCGCATAATGATTCCAACTTTATCGGTCAGTTGGAATTTCTTGGTATGACCTTCGGTGAGTGTTGGTTTTATTTCCAACACATTAAATGATAATTCATTGACTGTGCCACAATCTTTCTCTTCACCTTTATCATCTTTTACATTGTTATTGCACCGATATTTCAAATTAACAACTTCGGAAACAGACCTTGCTCTTAGATGCATAAACAAATATTCTAAATCAAATACAGGCAATGCATCAATATCAATTTCGTTTAATACGCAATTTTTCAATACTTGCCTAATTACTTTGATTGTTGCTTCAACATCATCATTCTCTGTGTTCATCAAAAATAATTTTTGTTCTTTTACTAAAAATGGTCTGAACTGAACCACTTTGCCACTTGAAATAAGTTTCACTTCGTAAATTGGCGTGTCTATCTTAGGTAACATAATGTCCTCACTTTATAAAAAAATTTAAGTTAATGCTTTACCAAAAGGTGATATCTTACTGAGGCCAACTCCAAATAGAGCGGCCGCAGCTGCAGCAATATCATAACTTCCGGTATATACTGGTTTGTATCTCTGATAAGCAAATTGTACAGATAGTCTGTGAAATCCATCTTCAGACCAACTTAATTGTTGAGCTGATATTCCAATAGGAAATGCATCAATCAATTCAACTGCATATATTTGCTTAATGAAATCATCATACTGAATCACCTTGATTGGTGTCATATATCTTGTTGCTTCATCTTTCGCATATCTCATATTGTTCGTATCAGAAGGCATAATTGCTTCTATCCATCTATCAAACAATTTTCTTTCCCAAAATTCATTGGTACATAAGAATGTTAAAGTCATTTCATTGTATTGTGCTTGATATGGTATTTTAAAAGTTGGACCATATACTTTCGCTTCGTGTGTCATTAATGTTCTACCAGGCAATTCTGCAGCTTCACATTGTAATGCAAGATACCTTGATAGTGTTGGATTCCCATTAGTCAACCCATCACGCTTTTGTCCAACAGCGCTACCAATTGCATCTGATACTGTATCAAAAATTGCATTAGGTAGATTAAATAGAGCTTCAAGAGCACTAGTAGACATAAACTCTGAAATGTATTTTGGTAGAGGAATAACAACTTCAAATCTAGATGGTTTTGCTGGACCATCTTTTGAACGCATATGCGACAAAAATAAATTTGGTGAAAATGACATTAGAATTTTTTCCTTGAATCTGCGTAAACTTTACTAGTAGTGGCACCAACAAATGTTTCAACTGGCAACATTGCGGCAATGTCCCATTCATCTGCTGATATTTCTAAAAATCTTGATTGTATATGTGTGAACAAATATCTCTTAATGCATGGTGTAGCTTCAAATGCTCTTGATGCACCAGCAAGGTAACTGTAACTCACTCTCAATTTTGTCTTTGAATCAAACTTATCATTTGTTGCAGTCTCACTCAATTTATCTAAAAGAATCAATCTTTGTTTTGGATGAATGTAGTGTAAATTCAAACCCAAAAAACCATCTGGATAAGACTCAATAGGAATCACAAGTGGAAATCTATCATAGTAAGGTAATGAATCTTTTGTTTTTGGGTCGTAAAAGTAAAAGTACATTTTACCAATTGTTGACTTGCCTTTAAGTCTGTCTCTGTCTGCCATTAATGCTCTTGATGTGGGAGTCAATTCTTTCACTTTGGCACGAAGCCAGTTTCTTGCATTATTCGTGCCGGTTGAGTAGCCTTCTTTTGCAAGAGATTGTTTAATTCTGTCGATTAGTTTTGCCATTATCTATTTATCTCAAATGCCTATGTCTTTTTCAGTCAGCACTTTGAATTGCCAACCATGTTCCTTACAAAATAAGTCTGCAGCCCGCCACTTTTCTTGATTGACTGCATAAGTTGCCGCTTCTTGCAGATATCGTTTAGTCTTTCTTTTCTGTTCAGGTTTTACTGTCTGTTTTTGTGGTTTTATCTCAATGACAACAGTAGATTCTGTGCCGTTCTTTTGTTTCAATCTGACAATAAAATCCGGAAAGTATCTGTGTATTTTTTGGTCGATGGGTGACTTATATCTGATAATGAGTTCTTCAGATGCCCACCAAATAACACTTGGATTCTCATCTAACCATTTCATCACCCTAAGTTCCCACGAAGAACGGTAAACGACATTCTCAGAGTCGCCTTTATATTTGTTTTGATGTTTTGGTGTAAACCACCCTTTATATGACATAAATAGTCTCCATATGTATGATAAATATATCTAGTTAACCTACAGGACAATAAATGGCCGGACTATTAAGCTTTCTCTCAGACATTAACACACAGGCTGGTGGTCAACCAATAATTGGTGGACCATTAAGTAAACTTACTGGTGGTAAATATGGTCTTAATAATTTAAGATACCCATCAGATTTAGGTTCTTCTGATAAAAATCATTATATTCAATTTACAATTTTTACTAGAGAAAACTCACAATACACATCTGTTAGTGACTTTGCTCTAAATGGCAAAGGCGAATCCATAAAGTCTATTCCATTGGACAATGCTGGAACTTTAGATGCGAGAGTTCAAGCCGCTAAACTTGGTAATATTGTGGTCGGTGCAGCTGGAGAATTTGTTGAAGGAGTTGCTGGGGCGATAGGCGGTCTTGTTGGTGGTGAAGGTGGTAAACAAGTTACAAAAAGTTTTGTCAATCAAGCAACTACTTCTGCTCAAGGTATAATTGCAGCGTCTGGTGGATCACTTAGAGCTACAAATAAAATAAAAACAACAGTATCTCTTTACATGCCGGATACTGTTGTTTTTGATGACCATCAATCATATTCTGATGTTCAATCTGGTGGTGAACTTTTAACGGCTTTAGCTGCATCTAGTGGTTCTGTTGTTGACCTTGTAACCGGAAAAAATAGTACAGGTGCTATAAAAAATCTTACACCATTTGTTCTTGGTGCTATTGCAAATAGAGGTGGTGGATTTGGAAAAACACTTTTTAGTGCTGCTACTGGCGTTGTTATAAATCCAATGTTGGAATTAATATATAGCAGTCCTTCTTTTAGAACTTTCAGATTTGATTTTATGTTTTATCCTAGGTCAACCAAAGAAGGTGAAGAAGTTCAGAAAATAATTGAAACTTTGAGATTTTATCAAGCACCAGAAGTTTCACCTGGTCAAAATGGATTTTTTATGATTCCGCCATCGGAATTTGGTATTAAATTTTATTATAATGGTAAAGAAAATCCAAATATTCCAACTATAGCACAATGTGTTATGGACTCGTTAACTGTTGACTATGCACCTCAAGGATTTTCTGCTTATGAGACTTTAGGTAAAACTGGAGCAGAAAAAGGTGGAACTGGAATGCCAGTTGCAATTCGTCTATCGATGCAATTCAAAGAAACAGAAATTAGAACGAAAAAATCTCTTCCAGATGGCACAAATGGTTTTACCTCCAATGCTGAGTACATCGACCGTATTAAAAAACAATGAAAACGGCCACATAAATGTCAAAATATTTTAATTATTTTCCAAAAACACTTTATACATCTGATAGTATAACTGCAGGTGTTTATACAAATTTAATTTCAAGATTCTCTTTTGAAGAATCTTTTAAAAACAACACAGCTGTATCGTATGAATATGATATACAAGATAGTGACACTCCAGAAATTATTGCCAGTAAATTTTATGATGATTCAGAAAGACATTGGATTGTTTTAATGTTTAATGATATTACCGATCCACAATTTGATTGGCCAATGGATTACAGAACGCTCATCTCTTTTATTAATAACAAATATAGTGCAAATGCTAATGTTAGTCAATCTGGTTCAAATTGGGCCCAATCACATACACATGCATATTACAAAGTAGAAAAAAGAACAACAATAAGCACAAATACTATTGATACAAGGAAAATTGAAATTGATGCAAATACTTATTCTAATGTTTCTTCCACTACTTCTACTATTACATTGGCAGATAGTAAAATAATTACTATCGTTGTCTCAAAAGAAACACAATCTTATTATGATTATGAAATGGAATTAAATGAATCAAAAAGAAAAATAAAACTTTTAAAACCGGAATTTATACAAAGTATTGAAGAAGAATTTAGAACAGTAATTAAATAATGGCAAAACTTGAATTTACACAATCAACGCAATTTACTATAAAAAAACTTGCGATTGATTCAAAACTTAGTAAAGAACCTATAGACATATCTTCAATTTTTGAAGAGTTAAATATTTTTGATAGTATATTAACACCATGTATGTCTGGTAATATTTTACTTAATGATTCTGTTGGATTATCTAAAAGATTAATTTTTGACGGTACCGAATATTTGCACATTAGTATATCAAAAAGTGATGAAGCCTCCGATGGTAACTTAACAAATTTAACAAAATCTTTTAGAATATTTAAACAAACAAATAGAAAAAATACAAATCAATCGACAGAATCTTATGTTTTGCATTTTGTTTCTGAAGAAATGATATATTCAGCTCAACAAAAAATTAGTCAATCTTTTACTGGAATTTATTCTGATATTGCAAATTCTATTTTAAAAAATTATTTAAAAGTACCAAAAGATAAAATAGGAATTATTGAAAATACAAAAGGTATTCATAATGCAGTAGTTCCTTTATTATCACCAATTGATGCGATGAATTGGTTAGCAAAAAGAACAGTTAGTAATAACAGTTCAGCTGATTTTTTATTTTTTGAAAATCAATACGGATTTAATTTTGTATCTTTAGACAAATTATTTTCAATACCTCCAATTTTTTCTGTTAATTTTTTACCTAAAAATATATTATCGGATGATATTACTTCAGAATTTTTTGGTGTGAGAGATTATAGTATGACAACATCATTTGACATTTTAGAAAATACAAGAAATGGTTTTTATGCTAATAGATTTGTTGGATTCGATATTTTAACACGGACATTGGTTGAAAAAGATTATGGTTTGAGAAATCATTATAAAGGAAATCATTTGAATGATAATCCTTCAATTTACATTTCAAACAACAGAGAAGGCAAAGATGCTGGTTTAATGCCTTTTTCAAAAGTTAATTTATATCCGTTTCAAAAATATAGAAGTAGTTGGGAATATGTAAACTCAAATGATACCAGCAAATCTTTAATGATTGATGATACACACGAATATATTCCAAGAAGAAAAGCTATATTAAATAATTTAGCGCAAAGAAAAATGACAATTACTTTACCTGGAAATTTTGCAGTAACTTCTGGTTATGTTTTGAATGTTGATGCAAAATCTTTTGCAATCAATGATGATGTTACTGAACAATATGATAAATCTGTTTCTGGTAAATATTTAATTGTTGCAACAAGACATATGATTAATCCACAAAAACATGAAACTTTTTGTGAAATAGCTACTGACTCTACAAATAATGAACTTGTAGCTTCAACAACTCGTTCAATATGAACTCTAAATAAACATGATGAATAATACAAATTTTGCCGGAAAAGATGGATTTATTTGGTGGGTTGGTGAACTTGAAAATAGAGCTGATCCACTAGCAATGGGAAGATGCCAAGTGAGAATATTTGGTTGGCATAACACAAATAAATTAAAATTACCAACCGCAAATTTACCTTGGGCGCATCCAATGTATCCAATTAATGGCTCTAAAATGTTTTCTGCGCCACAATTAGGTGATTGGATTTTAGGTTTCTTTTTAGATGGTGAAAACGCACAACAACCAGTGATGATGGGTGTTTTACCTGGATTGAAAATAAAATGAGCAGAAAATTACAAGAATTGCACACATTAACAGCTAAAGCAAATAAAATTCATATACTATATGATGCAGGTGCAATCACATCTGAAGAATTTGTGAAACGAATAAAAGAATTGGATTGTCATTGCCACAATGATATTGTATTGGACAAAGAACATGCCGAACTTGATGTTTGTTATAGAGAATTGTTGGATGGAATTTTAAGAGTATATCATTTGGAAAACAAAGAGATATAATATGGCTATTACATATGACGCATTGGGTAATGTTATTGGTGATATACCAGATACACCAACTGTAGCCGCAGTTGCAAAAACAAAAAAGAAAACAAAACCAGTAGTAGCAACAACTTCCGCTTCTGCAAAACCAGGAAATGCTAATGATGTTTCTACTGTTGGTTTGCCTTCGCAATCTCCACAAACAAGAGGTGATGTTTCTGGTAGCATTGCTTCAACAAATGAACAATTGATTCATTCTTGTGATTTTTCTGTTGCGCTAAAAAAGAATATGGCATTGCGGAAATATATAAGAGCTATTGCAAAATGGATTAGAGAAGGTATTAGAAGTATGCAACTACTAATGAGTGGTGCTGATTCATCTGGTGTTTTTTCTCAAGTGATTGATGCGTTACAATCAATTGCTGAATTTGTTCAATATGTAAATGATGAATATATTCAACCAATTATTGAATTTGAAAAATATGTATTGGCAGTTCTTATCAAAATTAGGGCAATTATTCAATGGATTTTAAGTCTACCAGCAAAAATACTTGCAATGTTAAAAGAATGTTTAACTAAATTATTGGCCGCTTTAGGTAGTATTATTACAGATGAGTGGGCAGCTGCTGGTGCTGAAGTTAACGCTGAAACACCGTTAATTAAAAATGCTGATGCAGGACAAGGCTTTTCAGAATTAGCTGCAGCTGCAAAAGATGCATATAATGCTACAGCTGATTTATTGTCAGCATCTACTACTGCGGCCGGATTAGCAGTAGGTATTGCAGTTTCTGGAACAGTAGGACTATTAGCGCCAGTTAGTGAATCTGACATTGCTGGTGCAAACGCAACAATAACTGCATACGCTGGAACTATTCCAGACGCTTTAGAAGTTCCTGCTGATCCAGACTTTTTGAAGAAATCGACACCTTAGGAAAATTATGGCAACAAATAGTGATTACGATAAAGCATATGCGTTAATATCTGCTTCGTTAAATTCAAATCCTTCCGACAACTTATTTCAAGAACCGCCATCTGCAGCTGATCCGGATCATCCGCCAGTATCACCATATAATCAAACATGGGATAGTGAGGCAGGTCATTCTATTCAATTAGACGATACTCCTGGAAGAGAAAGAGTAAGGATACAACACGGTAAATCTAAAAACTTTATTGAAATGCATCCTGATGGCAAACAAGTTATAAAAGTTTTTGGTGAAGGTTTTGATATTACAATTGGTAAAAAGAATGTATATGTTAGTGGTGTATGTAATATTGTAGTTAAGGGTGACTGCAATATGCAAGTTGACGGTGACTTTAATCAGGAAGTTAATGGTGACTATAATCTTGCAGTTAAAGGTAAATTGAATGTGCGGTCTGTTAAAGACACTTCAATTTCTAGTGATGCGAATATGAGTGTTGCAGCTAATGAAAAATTTGGTGGAAGATTAAGATTTGGTGCTGCACAGAGTTTGACATTAAGTTCCAATTTAAATGTTGCTGGAAAAATTACATGTGATAGTTTAACAACAAAACTTAGAGTTAATGCTGGTACTGGCGTTTATGCTGGTCCAGATGGATTCACATCCACACTTGGTGGTTTAAGTCTTGGTAGACCAACACCAGCAACACCAGTTGCAAGTCATGGATGCATTGATATTGTTGGTTCAATTACAGCACTAGGTTCAGTAACAGCACCAACAGGAAACTTTTTAAAGACAAATATTGGATATGCCAGTATAGGAATATCTTCTGCTATTTTGATGACAGATTATATCAATACATTTATGTATGATTTACATATTCATCCAACACCAAAAGGTCCTACTGGTTTCCCAACCCCAACGATGATTTAAGGATATATTATGGCAACATTATTTCAAAAATTAGGATATAACTATAGTGATCCACATGGTGACATAACAGAATTTTCTGCAAACACAAAAGCACATTTAGATGCTGTTCCTTCATTAATTGAAGATTGGCAAACACAAGACATTTCAGACAGTAATGTTAGTGGATATATTAGAAACCCAATTGGTAATGCATCAACAACTATTTCCGTTACTGCAAATACGATGTATTCTACTTTGAACTCAAATGTGACTTTCAGTATCATTGGTGTTGCTGCTGTAATGGCAAATGTTACAAATTTAACCAGCAGTCTTTATACGGCATCAAATAGTTTTAAAGACCATACAGATAGAATTTCTGGTGTAACATCATATTCTGATTACATTACAGAAGCTGGTTCTACGATTGCATCAACGAAACCATTCAAAGATACTGTTAAAGGATATGCAAGAAGTTTAATGTATATTATATACCAAACAGATGGTATTAGTAATACTTCAATTATGAATGGTGCTTTGACTAGTCTTTTTACTGGTCCGGAAATGAATGTTTATTCAAACACAATTCAGACTTATTCTAATACAATAAATGTTAGTCTTACCACAACACCAAATGGCACATCAAATTTGACTTTAACTCAAGCAAACACACTCTATTCTGGTATCTCAGATATGATTACTTTTATGAATACTCGTAGAACGCATGATGAGACATTTTTTACTAACATGAAAACCATGGTAAATGATTACAAAACAGTAAGACAGTTCTCAGATATGGGTGAATCTGAAACAACTTTAGTTAATGATTACACAGGAACAAGCAAGCTTTTGACCAGGCTTAACTCATAAATAGAAGATGGCAACTGTAACCACAAACATACTAACTGCATTTAGTGATTTAGATTTAAACTTCACTATACATCCGGTCAAAAAAGATATCAACCGTCATACGAATGAGACAGCGGTTATTAATTCTATTAAAAATCTTATTTTGACTAATCATTACGAAAGACCGTTTCAACCAGAAATTGGTAGTAATGTCCGCAGAATGTTGTTTGAAAACATGGACACTATTACCTCAACAGTATTGGAAAATGAAATTTCTCAAACTATTAAAAATTACGAACCAAGAGCTAATGTATCAAGAATTAATGTGTCTCCAGATTATGAAAATAATGGGTTCAAAGTTTATATGGAATTTTATGTTGTTAACAGAACTTCACCAATAACAATTAATTTCTTCCTAGAACGGATTAGATAAAGATGGCTAACGCTCGTTTACAAATTTCAGACCTTGATTTTGACCAAATCAAGCAAAATTTAAAAAGTTATTTACAACAACAAAACACATTTCAAGATTATGATTTTGAAGGCTCAGGCCTTTCTGTTTTGTTGGATATTCTTGCCTATAATACCCACTACAATTCATATTACTTGAATATGGTTGCTAATGAATCATTTTTAGATACTGCCATTTTAAGAGACTCTGTTGTTTCACACGCAAAGACTTTAGGTTATACACCATATTCAACTACAGCTGCAATGGCAACAATTAATGTTACTGTTGAAAGTGGTAATACAACTCCAAGTATAATTACTTTAGCTAGAGGATTTTCTTTTAGTTCTAATTTAATAGACGAAACTTCATATAATTTTACTTTATTGGATGATGCAACTGCAACAAAATCAGGAACAGCTTTTTATTTTGAAAATTTGCAAGTATATGAAGGTTCATTAAACACATATCAATTTACATATAATCAAAATTCAAATCCAAAATCTACATTCATTTTGCCAAGTAGTAACATTGATACAAGCACAATTAAAGTTACAGTATCACCAAATGCAGGTAATACATTTACTGAAGTTTATAATTTAGCAACCGATATTTTGGATGTTACTGTTGATTCTTCTGTCTTTTTCTTACAAGAAGATAAGAATGGAAATTACAAAATTTATTTTAGTGATGGTACTATAGGAAAAACACTAGAGGATGGTGCAGTAATTACTGTTAGTTATTTGGTTTCAAATGGGGCGGCCGGAAATAAAGCATCAGATTTTGTTCCTAATGCTACAATCAATGGACTTAGTCAAATTGTAATTACTACGAATAATGCTGCAGCCGGTGGTTCTAGTAGAGAAACTATAGATGAAATTAAATTTAGTGCTGCATCACAATTTTCTTCACAAAACAGATTGGTAACATTTAAAGATTATGAATCTTATATAAAGAAGAACTATCCAAATGTTGATTCACTATCTGTATGGGGTGGTGAAGATGAAGTACCACCATCATATGGCAAAGTTTATATTGCATTAAAACCAAAAACAAATTATTATATTTCCGAAACAGAGAAGCAAAGAATTGTTGATGAAATTATTAAACCAAAAGCAATTGTTGCCGTAAGTTCGGAAATCAGAGATGCAAAATATTTGTATCTATTGGTTAAAAATACAGTTAAATATGATAAGACAAAAACTGTTAGTTCTGCCAATGCAATTAAAAATGCAATTAAAAATGCAATTGTTAACTATTCAAATACTTATTTAAATAAATTCAATGCAACTTTTATTCTTTCTAAGTTACAAGAAACAATTGATGGTGTTGATACTAACACAATTGCTGGTTCAGAAACAATGTTAAGATTAGAAAAAAGATTTGCGTTACAATTAGGCCAATCAACAACATATGAAATCGATTATAATGCATTGTTGCATAGAGGCACTTCAACCAACAAGTTAACAAGTTCTCAATTTACCATTTATGACTCTATTAATGTTTTAAGAATAGCACAGATTGAAGAGACTCCAGAATCATTTACTGGTGTTTCTGAAATTCAAGTAACAAATGCAGGCACAGGATACACATCTGAACCGACAGTAACTATTACTGGTGATGGTGTTGGTGCGGTTGCAACTGCTGTTCTTACAAATGGCAAAATAACAAACATTGTAATTTCTAAAAGAGGTATTAATTATACCAGAGCATTAGTATCAATCTCAGGCGGTGGTGGTTATGGTGCATCTGCGATTGCAATTCTTGATGGTAGATTTGGTACACTTAGAACATTTTACTATGATGAAAATGCAGAAAAGAAAATTATCAATGCAGAAGCCGGAACAATCAACTATACAACTGGTTTGATTACATTAAAAGATTTGAATATTGATTCAATTTCAACACCAGACAACTTGATGAGAATCAGTATTGAATCGGAAAGAGGTATTATTACTTCTTCAAGAGATACAATCATTACAATTGATGTAGATGATCCAGTTTCCATAACTACTGAATTATCCGAAGTGTAATGACTGACAATAAAGTATCGCTGTTAATCAACAAACAAGTTCCTGAATTCGTTCGGGAAGAGTATCCTGTTTTCATTTCATTTTTAGAAGCATATTATGAATTTTTAGAAAACAAACAAGGTACTAAAAAGAATGATTTGATTACCAAATCAAAAGAATTAAAATACATTTCTGATGTTGATACTTCTATAGATGAATTCGAAGAACAGTTTTTAAATTCATATGCTACATTTTTACCAAAAGAAACAACAATAGACAAAGCTCTATTGATTAAAAATGTATTACCACTTTACCTCTCAAAAGGTTCTGAGAAGTCATTTAAGTTACTATTCAGAATGTTGTTTGGTGGTGAACTTGAAATCAATTATCCAAAAAATAATGTTCTTAGAGCATCTGACGGTAAATGGGAAATTGAAAATGCAGTAAAAGTATCAACTGAAATTTACTCAAACTATACTGGTAACGGAACAAATAAAACTTTTTATATTTTGGCCAAATTAGGATTAAGTGAAGTCTCTGTTTATGTAAATGGTGTTCTGCAAACAACTGGTTTTGGAATTAGAAAAGAATCACAAAAATTGGTATTCAATACTGCACCAGCAAATGGCGCAGTAATTAAAGTTAAGTATGCTCAAACTTTAGATAAAAATATTTTTGTCAATAGAAAAATTACTGGTGTTGATTCTAATGCAACGGCAACAATAGAAAAAGTTTCCAAGAATATTGTTAACAATAAAACAATTTTAGAATTGTATGTTAGTCCAAAAACATTACTTGGTGAATTTACTATTGGTGAAGGCATCATTACAGATGTTATTGGTATTGATGGTAATTTAATTCATGTGTCATTTACTTCAATCTCATCATTATTAAGAATCAACATTATTGGCGGTGGTTCAAGTTATAATGTTGGTGATCCAGTTATTGTCGCATCTGATGTATCGACAATACCTGCAAATGCAATTATTTCTAAAACATTTAAAGGCACAATTACCAAAGTTGCAATCGATGAAGGTGGTTCAGGATTTAAAACAGCATCAAGAATTGCAGCTGTTGGATATGAAACTACAGAATTGAATTTTGGTATTGCATCGGTACAGACAACAACAAAAAACACAGCAAATACATTCTTAGTATTCTCCGATGTTATTTCTGATGTTGATCCAGCAAACACTTTATTGTCTTCTACGAATTGGAAGTTTCCTGGTAATACATCAACAACAGGCAATACTTACATTAGCACTCCAATTATGAGAGCAATGTCAAATGCATCTTACACTTCAATTGGTGAGATTGCAACTATTTCAATTCTTACTGCAAACGCAGTTGTTGCTACAGTACCAACATTAAATGCGGAACCAGCAACTTTGACAATTTCACCATTGACTGCAAACACTATAAATCCAACAACAGTTTATATTGACACTTATGGTTCACTAGGTAAATTAGTTATCGATAATGGTGGTTCAGGATATGTAAAAGGTGACGAATTAATATTTACATCTAAACCAATGTCATTTGGTACAGGCGCAGCTGCAGAAGTTATCAATGTATCACCAATCGGTGCAGTTACGAATGTTGCATTTGTACCTTCAAAAATTACAGGAAATGCAAGTGTAACTTCAGTATCAAATGTTATGGTTGCAGGTGTTGGAACATTGTTCACAAGTGAGTTGATTGTGGGTGATAGAATTATGATTGGTAATGAGACTAAGAAAGTTATTGTTATTGCATCTGATACTTCACTAAATGTCAATACAACATTCTCAGAAATTAAAACTGCAAAAGCGGTTAGAAAATGGGACACTAACTTAGTTGGTGGTCAAGGCTACACACAAGATAAAATACCAACTGCTGTAATCAGTTCATCGACTGGTACTGGTGCAGTTGTAAGAGTGATTGGTATCTTGGGTGATGGTGAAAATCTAATTGCATCTGGTACAAAGAAACCTGGTGAAATTGAAGAGATTACGATTACTGATCCAGGCGAAGGTTTCACCGCAACACCATTAGTTGACTTAACATTGTTTGGTGACGGAACTGCGACTGCAAACGCAACACTATCACCGACTTATCAAACATTTCCAGGAAGATGGACTACTTCAGACAGTATCTTGTCTTCTTCAGATAGAAAAATTCAAGGTAGAGATTACTACATGGATTACTCATATTTGTTATCCTCTACTGTGGAGTTCTCTAAATATAAGAAAATATTTAAAGAATTAATGCATCCTGCTGGATTCCAAGTATATTCAGAGCTGCAAAAATTAGATGTATTAGATTCATCAGCTGCAACAGTAGAGACATTAGTTTATCCAGAGACAATCAAAACACTATCTGGTAAAGTAAATGTGGCAAATTCAAGTATCTATGTAACAGGTATCAACACTAAATTTAATGTTGCAAACAGTCTTGGATTCATAACACTTGGTGCTTACATTGCAGTAAACTCAGAGATAAAAATTATCAACAGTATTATAAGTAATACAAATTTATCTGTTACTAGTGCCTTTACATATACAGCAAACATTCAAGATATGGTTGTTGTAAATACTGCTTACAACGCTGTTTCAACTGAGGGTTCATTAGAATTCAGCACAGAAGACGGACTAGTTATTACAGTAGAATCATAGGGATAAGAATAAAAAAATGACAACCACAACAAAGATTTCACTCTTACCAGAGTTAACAACACCTACTGCAAACGCATCTAATACTGCGTTTGTTGTTGTTGATAAGAGTAGCGGAACATATACAACAAAACAGTTGAGTTTACAGAATCTTGATTTGTTTGTAGATAACATTGGTCCCGTTGCTTTTGTCCAAGCGAATAGCGCTTTCAATAAAGCCAACTCTGCCAATGTTATTGCCCAAGGCGCATACGACAAGGCAAATTCTGCAAATGTAATTGCTCAAGGTGGATATGACAAAGCCAACTCTGCAAATGTTATTGCACAAGCAGCTTTTGATAAAGCAAATACCGATAATACTTTTATTACAATCACAACTGGTACACATGGTAATGCAACTTATGTGCCGTCAATTACTGTTGCAGCTAATGGTAGAATTAGTGCAATCTCTAATACTGCAATCACAGGCTTTGCCAATTCAACTTTTGCATCAGCATCATACACTCAAGCAAATGCTGCTTTTGATAAAGCAAATTCTGCAAATGTACTTGCTCAACAAGCATATAATGCTGCAAACATTGCAAACTCAGGCATTGTAAGTACCGCATATGCACAATCAAATGCTGCTTACGACAAAGCAAATAGTGCAAATGTTTTAGCACAAGCCGCTTTTGACAAAGCAAATACTGATAACACTTTTATCACAATAACATCAGGTTCGCATGGTAATACAACTTATGTGCCTGTTATTACTGTTGCGGCCAATGGTCGTATCAGTTCAATTAGTAATACTATAATCACTGGTTTTGCTAATGAAGCATATGGCAATGCATCTTTTGATAAAGCAAACTCTGCAAATGTTTTGGCACAGTCTGCATACAATCAAGCGAATACTGCAAACACAACTGCCAATAGTGCCAATGTTTCTGCGTTAGCCGCTTTCAATAAAGCAAATAGTGCCAATGTACTTGCACAAAACGCATATGATTACGCAAATACAATTTCTATTTCTTTAAACAATGCATTTATTACTGCATCCAGAAATACTGCCAATGCAGCTTTTGTACAAGCAAATGGTGCGTACAATTCCGCCAATACTGCCGTATCAACTGCATCACTTTCTTGGTTAACTGCAAACAACTCACAAGTAACTGCTAATGCAGCTAATACTGTCGCACAAGCCGCATTTACACAAGCAAACATTGCGACACCTGCGTTCACACAAGCAAATACAGCAAACACAAATGCAATTAATGCTGGCACTTATGCCAATGCAGCTTTCTCTAAGGCAAATTCTGCGAATGTATTAGCACAACAAGCATTTGACCAAGCGAATACTGCTGTGTCTGGTTATAATCAGGCAAATACTGCGACTACACTTGCACAATCTTCATACGATTTTGCAAACACAGTAAACACTTATGCCTACTCTGCATATGCAACTGCAAATATAACAACTTCAATATTCACAAAAACAAATTCTGCATTTGATACTGCGAATACTGCACTTGTATTAGCTGGACAAGCAGTTAGTTATGATAATCAAGCAGATGGTGCTTTCACGAAAGCAAATGCCGCTTTTGACCAAGCAAATACAGCGACAACAACTGCACAAGCTGCGTTTGATAAGGCAAATACAGATAATACATTCATTTCTATTGCCGCAGGAACTTATGGTAACGCAACGATAGTTCCAGTAGTTACTGTTGCAGCTAATGGTCGTATCAGTTCAATTTCTAATACTGCAATATCATTTACTGCAAATACTCTAGTTTATGTTGGTACTGCACCTTCCACAAATAAAGGTGCATCAGGTGATACAAAAGGTATGATATATCTTGCCAATAATTATTTCTATTATTGCACTTCAACCTATACTACAGGTTCTGCCAATATTTGGAGTAGAATTGCTTCGTCTGACGCTTGGTAATGACAGATAAATAAAACACTATGTCAAATAATTATACTTCAAAGAAGTTAGCGTTCAATAACGCAGAACAGTTCAAAGAGTCTTTCTATGAACCAGAACCAACAACGATTGGTTATGTGTTCTTGGGTAACAGTATTGGATACACAAATGAAGATACACCGGATGTAATTACCGATACTGTATATAACGAAAAAGATATTTGGCAAAATATGTTTGCAGCCAAAAAAGTTACTGGTAATGATGTTGAGTTAGTTTTACCAAAAGTTGAATGGACAGGTAATACAAAGTATAGAGAATTTGATGATACTATTCAATTGTCAAATTTGATATCATCTAATACTACACAAAATTTAAAACCAATGTATGTGATAACAACAAATAGAAATGTTTACATATGTTTGTCTAACAACTCTTCTGCAAACTCTACGGTTGAACCAAGTGGTAAAAATTTAAGTGCAAATGGTAATATTCAAACTGCTGATGGTTACCTGTGGAAATATTTGTATAACATTAAACCAACAAACAAGTTTTTATCAAACAATTGGATTCCAGTTCCAACATCTACTGCAAAACTAGATTATGATACAACTCCTATTATTGCTGTTGATGGTGAATTGAATCATTTGATTTTAACATCTGGTGGTAATGGTTATGTTCACAGTAACATTTTTGTTATACCATTCACTACTGGTTGTACAATTCTTACTGTAGCAAATACAACGAATTTAGCAGCAAATATGTCTGTTTCCGGAACAGGCATTGGTGGTGGCGCATATATCACAACAGTTGATAATATAAATTCTTTAATCACACTATCGACACCAACAACAACTACAGGTGGTGGCGCAAACAACTTGCTGGCAATCTCTACAAGAATTTACATTGAAGGTGATGGTACTTCTGCTATTGCATCTCCAGTATTAACAGGTAATCAAATTTCAGAAATTGTGTTGACAACCTATGGTAAAGGATACAATAGGGCAAATATATCATTTTATGGTACAGGAACTGGCGCAGCTGCAAGAGCAGTTCTTCCTCCTAAATTTGGTCATGGTTACAATTCTGCAAAAGAATTAGATGCAACTAATGTGATGATTTCTATGAAAATTGGTGAAGTTGATGCGACTGAGGGTGGAGTTATTTCCACAGATACTTCATTCAGACAGTACGGATTACTTAGAGACCCGTATAAATATGGTGAAACATTACAAGCAAATAACGCAACTTCTAATACTGTAATTTCACAAACAACTAATGTATCACTCATTGCTGGCAGTCTATATAACCTAGATGAGTTTGTATATCAGGGTACATCAACATCTCCCACATTTAGTGGTTATGTTCATGCAGAAACTTCAAATGAAGTTAGATTAATAAAAGTAAAAGGAACTATTGCTATTGGTTCACCGTTAAAAGGTATTGCAACTAATCCAACAGGAAGAACTGTTGTTACTGCTACTTCACCAGAATTTGAACCATTTACAGGCGATGTTTTATATGTTGAAAATATTACAAAAACACAAAGAACTGACGGACAAGCTGAGAGTCTCAAGTTTGTCATTAGATTTTAGAGGAAAAAATAGTTCATGTCTCTGAATACAAATTTTAATGTAAATCCATATTATGATGATTTCGATGAGGATAAGAAATTCCTCAGAATGTTGTTTAAGCCAGGTTATGCTGTTCAGGCTAGAGAACTAACTCAACTTCAAACTATTTTACAAAAACAAGTCGAAAGATTTGGTAACCATGTATTTCAAAATGGTTCTGTAGTTACTGGTGGACAAACATTCTTACAAGATTGTACTTACATAAAATTAGATGCCGCTTACTCAGGCACAAACATTACTGCCAATACTTTTATTGGCCAAACAATTCTTTCAGTAGACGAATCAAAAAGAGCAGAAGTAATTAAAGTTTACCCAGCTGATGAAGGCACTGGTGATCCAGCAACCTTGATGGTGAAACAATTATATGGTGATGCATTTACTTCTTCCGAATCAGTTAAAACAAATCAAACAACTCCGTATTACGCAAACATCTCTTCTTCTGGTGTAGGCACAGGTCAAATATTTTCTGTTACTGAAGGTGTATTCTATTACGAAGGTTTGTTCATTAAGAATGATGCACAGACTATTGCAACTTCAAAATATAGCAATACAACTGCAAATGCAAGAATTGGTTTTGAAATCACCGAATCAGTTGTTGTTCCAACTTCAGACACTTCATTATTAGATCCAGCACAAGATGCATCTAACTATCAAGCTCCTGGTGCCGACAGATATAAAATTGTTTTAAATCTTGCAACAAGAAGTTTAGAATCAACTGATACAGTTCAGTTTATTAATTTGTCCAGAGTTGAAAATGGTTATTTAACAAGAAAATCAACATTCCCAATTTATTCTGTATTAGAAGATACGCTTGCTAGACGAACATATGATGAGTCTGGTAACTACACAACAAAACCATTTAAGATTTCGTTAGATACTAACTCTGCGAATTCTGCAAACATGGATATTATTTTGTCTCCAGGCAAAGCATATGTTTTTGGTTATGAATACGAAACAATTTCTCCATCTATTATTACAGTTGAGAAACCAAGAAATACAGAATCAATAAACAATAAGCAATTAACTGCTGATTATGGTAATTTCATATACACTACTGGTCACTATGGCACTTGGCCAATCAATAATCTCGCAACAGTAGATTTGCATTGCGTTTCAAATGCATCTATTAATTTAACATCAACAGCATCAATCACTAACACTAAGATTGGTACTGCAAGAGTTAAATCAGTTTCATATGATTCTGCATCAAACACATCCAACTCAGCAACTTATTCTTATAAAACATTCTTATTTGATGTAAGAATTGGTTCGTTGACTGGAACAGTAAAGTCAGCAAATTCTGGTAATGTTACAATTGGTAATACTACCGCAGGTCAAATTTTCTCTTCTGTAACAGACGCTTACAAAGGTGCCAAAATAAGAATTACTGCTGGTCCAGGCACAGGTGAAACTGCAAAATATATCAGTTCATTTAATGCATCCACACAGCTATTAACATTATCTTCAAACTTTATTACAACACCAACTAGTGCATCTACTTGGGCAATTGATTTTGAATTTAATGATGTTGAATCTGTTGCAACATTCTCTTCAACAACAAGAGTTAACTCTGCTGATATTGATAGTCGTTCAAAAGCATTAACATCAACATATCAAGATGCATACTTAACTGATGCATCATTTGAACCTCCAATTTTTAATTTGGGTCAACAATACATTACTCAAGGTACAATTGGTGATTTTTCATACTCATATAAGAGATTGTATGAAGGTCAAACATTTGTTAGCTCAGAATCTCCAGCACTAACTGTTGAATCTGGTGCAAATCTTGGTAGTGCTTCTTCTACTTCATTGAAGGCAGAAAAATATCAAGTTGTTGTTACCGCTGCAGGCACTTCGCCATATGCAGTAGGCTCAACTGTTCCTGCTGATAAGATTACAACTGTTAATACAACAAGTAAAAAATTAACAATTGAAAATGCTAACAATATGACTGCCAACATTGTGGCGACTATTGATTACTCATTAGCATCTGGTAGCCCAGCAAAATCAAAAACATTGGTTCCTGCAGCCGCTGCCGTTCAAAACACTGGTGGTGAAACAATCAACACTAGTGGTGTGATTGTATTTGCAAATTCATCTGCAAGTCAAACAACAATTCAAGCAAACAATGTTATTAAGACTCCAGACTTAGCACAATCATTGTATGTTTCTGATGTTATTGAATTAGTTTCTGTGTACGATTATGCTAATACGGCAACTTCACCAACTATTGCTAACACTGGTTACACAGATGTTACCTCAAGATATGTGTTAGACAATGGTCAAAGAGATTCATTCTATGACCATGCATCAATTAAACTGAAACCAGGATATCCTGCACCAGTTGGACCATTAGTTGTAAGATACAACAGATACTCATCTTCTGGTGCTGGCCTGTTCTCGGTTGATTCTTATCCAACTTATGGTACTATACCAACATACACTTCACCAACATCTGGCAAAGAATACAAACTAAGAGATTCTTTAGATTACAGACCAGTTAGAAAAAATGGAACAAATGCACTTGACGGAACAACTGTAACGACAACATTTGATGTTGATATTACAACAACTGGTCCTAAGATTCCTGCTAACGGTGATGATATTACACTTGACTTCTCTTACTATTTACCAAGAGTTGATAAAGTTGTATTGAACAAAAACAGAACATTTGAAGTTCTTAAAGGTTCGCCTTCATTGACACCAATTCAACCAAAAGATAAAGACGATGCAATGAATCTTTATATTTTGACTGAACCACCATATGTTGCAAATACTGGCGACATTTCAGTACAGTACATCAACAATCGCCGTTATACTATGCGAGACATTGGTGGTATTGAAAAAAGAATTGAAAACTTAGAATATTACACATCATTGTCATTACTTGAACAAGATGCTGTAAACAAACAAGACTTAACTATTCTTGATAGCACAAACTTACCAAGATTTAAGAATGGTATTATTGTTGATGCTTTTAAAGGCCATTCTGTTGCTGATGTTACTTCGACAGAATATTTGGCATCTATTGACCCAACAAATCAAGAATTAAGACCATCGTTCAACATCTCATCAAGAATGTTGACATTTGATTCTTCAAACTCTTCTGGTTACTTACAGACAGGACCATTCGTTACTGTTGCAGCTGCAAACGCAGTATTTGTAACACAAGATTTGGCATCAAAAGCAATCAACATTAATCCATTCAATGTTGTTAACTATCTTGGTAAAATAACTTTGAATCCAGCATCTGATGTTTGGGTAGACACAACAAGAAAACCTGATGTACTTGTCAACTTAAATGGCGACAAAGATGCATGGGACTTTGTTTTAGGTGCAGTTAATGCTTCTCCATATGCAATCGAATGGGGCAACTGGCAAACTCTGTGGAGTGGAACAAGTTCTACAAGACAAAACTTAACAGACGGAAGATTAACTCAACAAAACTTTGCTAGAATTACAACAACTACAACTTCTGCCGAAACAAGAAGTGGTGTTAAAACACAAGCAACAACAGGAACAATCACTCAATCTATTGGTGACCGTATTGTTGATGTGTCTGTAATTCCTTACATGAGAGCAAAGTCTGTATTGTTTACCGCAACAGATTTTAAACCAGACACAGTTTTATATCCATTCTTTGATAACACAACTGTAGAAAAATATGTTGCCAGAGCAAATAAATTTATCTTAGAAAAAAATAAATTAGGATATAATACAAAGACTGCAAACACAGAAACAGTTACAGTTTACAATAATGGAACAGCCGCTTCTATTGGTAGTGCTGTTGTTGTAAAAACATCTAACAACGCTGTATTTGTTGTTAACATTAATCCATCTAGTGCCTTCAATGTTGCCAGTGCAAACTTAATTGGCTCAACATCAGGAACTTCTGTAAAGATTTCTGGTTATGAACATTATTCCGGTAGAGTAAATGCAGCCGCTTCATCGACAGTTACATTGTCAATCGATGCGAATGGTGCATTAAATGAAGGTTACTATGCAAACACTTCAAACAGTAATATCATTTCCATTGTAAGTGGTACTGGTGCTGGTCAACAAAGAACAATCAGTTCATATGTTGCCGCTACAAGAGTTGCAACAGTATCTTCTGCATGGACTACAACTCCAGACACAACTTCTGTTTACTCAATTGGTAGACTAACAACAACAAGGTCTGGAGATGTTGTTGGTATCTTAAATATTCCAACTTCTACTTTCCGTGTTGGTGAAAAACTATTCAGATTGATAAACACATCTGCTGGTGATATTGCTTCATCTACAACAAATGGTGATGCATCATTCTTTGCACAAGGTTTATTACAAACTGTAGAGAACACAATTGTTTCAACAACTACACCTATAATTCAAAGAACATCTGTTAGTGATAGTAGAGTTACTACAACAACAAGTTCACAAGATGTTCCAGTTGCCGGTTGGTGGGATCCACTTGCACAAACATTCTTAATTGCACCTGCACAACACGGCCAAGGCATTTACCTTGAAAAGATTCGTGTTTGTTTTAAAACGAAACATGATTCTGCGCCAGTTACATTACAACTAAGACCTACTGTTAATGGTTATCCATCTTCAACAACTGTTTACCCGTATGGTTCTGTTACACTAACACCTGATAAAGTAAATGTGACCGATGCGCCAGATTTGGATGACTCAACAAAATATACAGACTTTGTATTTGATACACCAATCTATATGTTGCCTGGTGAACATTCATTTGTTCTATTGTCAAACTCTAATGGTTATGAGGCATATGCGGCCGAGATTGGTAAACTAGATATCGTTTCTGGTCTACAGATATCCGAACAACCATATGGTGGTTCATTCTTCCAATCACAGAATGGTTCTACTTGGACTGCTGACCAAAACCTTGATATGACATTTAGAATATATCAAAAAGTGTTCAGTACATCACCTGCGGTTGCACAGTTCTTAATTGATAAACCTAGTTCAAATCTTGTATATGATTTGATGCACACGATTACATCTGAAATTACAACTGCAAATAATTTCTTAACTTATTCATTCTTATCAGAGAAAACAACTGGTGGATTAACCAGTTTTATTGATATCAATGCAAGAGAAGATTATACAATGGATGATGCTAGTGGCCGCCGTGTGTTAAATCCAACAACCGGTAATACTAGTTACATTCTCAAAGCAACAATGTCAACAACAAATCCTGATATCTCACCAACATTAGATATCACTAGATTTGGTGTTATTTTTGTTGATAACTATATTAACAATTTACCATTATTAAATTCAAACTTTGCAATCACTACAATAGGTTCTGGTTACACCGGCAATACTGCCGTGACTATCTCCGGTGGAGGTGGTTCTGGTGCAAACGCATACGCTGTTGCAAATGTAACAACCGGAAATATTTCTAGTATCATTGTTGATGTTGGTGGTTCTGGCTACACAACTTCTCCAACAATCACAATCAATGCACCTCCAGTTGCTGGTGGAAACACTACTGCTGTTGTTACTTACAATGGTGAAGATAAGAAATCTGGTGGTAATAGTGCAGTAAGATACATAACAAGAAAAGTAACTTTGGCAGATGGATTTGATTCCGGTGACTTGAGAGTTTACTTAACTGGTTACAAACCATCCGGTTCAAGCATCTATGTCTACTATAAGATTCTTTCTGCTTCTGACGGTGGTATTTTTGATGATAAGAACTATCAGTTAATGGCACAACTTGGTAATCCAAACTTTGTGTCAACAAGTAAGAATGACTTCCGTGAATTGGCGTTTGCACCAGGAGTTTCTGGTGCCGCAAATAACACAATCTCTTACACTTCTGGTTCAACTGCATTTAACACATTTAAAACTTTTGCAATTAAAGTTGTGTTAGTTGGTTCAGATACAACTAAT